GGTGGAGGTTGGGACTGCTTACAGGCTTACGTTGACCTGGTATTGCGCAACAAAGCTAACGGTAACGTGTTCGTGGTGGACCACAAGTTTCGGAAGGCGTTTCAAGACTATGATAAAGAAGAGACGGCCGTCCAGTTCACTATCTATCAGAAGCTCTTGGAGACACTCGGACTCGACTTCTCTGGGGTTATCACTTTCCAGATAAAGAGCAAACCGCCCTCGGTCCCAAAGACTACCAAAGCAGGCGGAATTAGCCGCGCCAAAGTGGCCTGCTCTTGGGAGAGCTACAAAGGCTTCGTTCTGGCGATGGGTCTAGATCCGGCCGATTATGCCGAAATGGAGTACAAGCTAGCCAATGTCGAGTTTTTCCGGCTCACCTATAGTCACCGCTCGATTGAGGAGATTGAAGGCACTTGGGAGAACGTGAGAAACATCGCGGCTGAAATGAAGTTCTTAGAGAGCGGACATCTTGGCCCTATCCGCAATCTCAAGCCCGGCCCTATGGGGTGCGCAAGCTGTAGCATGAAAGAGCTTTGCTTAGCCGAGCTTCGTGGAGAAGATGCCGACTATATCAGGAAATCTCGATATAGGCACTATGACGATGAAGATACTGTATTCCGTCCTGAAGACGTTATACTATTGGAGGATGAATAGTGTACACTTTTCTCGGTCCGCCTCCCGTATCCGACACGCAAGCTCGTTTAGCCAATAGATTAGGGATGCCGATACTAGCGTGTCGAATATGGAATCGCTTATATGCTCTTGAGACAACACAGATGAGCCCCGGGTCTGATATGTCTGTCAATGAATACCGGCGCAGAAACTGGCTACCGCTATGGCACTCAAAATCACCAAACTAGAACCGACTAAGCCGCGAATCAAGGCACTGATTTACGGTCCGCCAGGGAGCGGTAAGACAACTCTCGTGGCCACCGCGAATCAGCACGAGGACATGGCAAACCTGTTGATTGCTGATATCGACGATGGCCTACTCTCTATCCAAAGTGAGAAAGGTATCATTAAGGCCTCGATTGATTGCACTCAAGACTTAGAAGAGCTTCAACAGATGGCAGCGCGCGGGGCGGAAGAGTTCGAAGGTATTCAGACTATCGCCATTGATAGTATATCCGAGCTGAACGATAATCTCATGCGCGAGATTGCGATCAGGGAGGCTAAGAAAAGCTCGGATAGGAAGCCAGACAAGAACGAGATTCAAGACTATGGAGAAGCTACTGCGAGACTCTCACGCGTCCTTAGGTTCTGCCGGTCCCTACCCTTCCATATCATCGCCACAGCTCATGACAAGACGGATAAGCGTATCGTAGACACGCGCAAGAAGTCCAAGCATGATGCGCAAGTCTTGGCGATTTATCCTAAGCTACCTGAGAAGTTGGGGACCGCCGTTAGAGGCATCTTCGATTTCGTTTGGTATCTCGATTCCGATGGGGAAGGCGGACGTAGGATGCTCACACAACCTAACGGAGTCATCGCAGCTAAGACCCGTGGAAACAAGTTCGCGCCCAAACTGGGCAACGTAGTTACTAATCCAAACCTTGCAGAGATCTACTCTCTGCTACTCGAAACAGAAGTATAGGAAAGAGAACACAGCCATGACACACGATCCATTTACCAACAGCGAAGAAGAAGAGTTTTCCTTTGAGGGTGAAAGCTCCAAGCTCGAAATCGGGGATTTCATCCTAAAGGTTATCGATGTAGAAGACGGCACCAGCAATAAGAGCGGTAATCGTATGCTCACCTGGACCTACCAAGTTATTGAGACCGCAGATGGAAAGGAGGCACCGGGGGCGCATGAACTAAAGGATTATCTCCCGCTCACGGATAAGATGATGTGGAAGATTGAACACCTTTGTGGCGTGCTCAATCTCCCGCATTCCAAAGAAGGGAATCGCGTCAAGCTCAAGTTCAAGAAGTCTGACGTTATAGGCACATTGTGCCTCTGTACTACCAAGGAAGAAGAGTACGATGGTGTTATGCGTACCAAGATTGACAAACTCAAGCCGCATCCTAAGGGTGCAGGGTTCAAGGGTGGAGGGTCATTCTAGTGGCTACGTCAACTAAGATCACTAAGAAACGCTCGTCACGTTTTACGTCTGTATGCTATAACACGGAAGAGTCCGCCTTGACCGTCGTTTTTCGACATGGCAAAGTGACAGGTTATCATTACCATGGTGTCCCGGCTTTCGTCTATGCCGAGTTCTTATCTGCGGAGTCCATGGGGCGATACTATGATGACTTTATCCAAGGTCGTTACTTGAACGAGTAGTCGACCCTCGCGCGCATACACGTGCGCGCGTATACCCACGTAGCCCAATAGGAAGAGGCAGCAGACTTAAAATCTGTGCGTTGCGAGTTCGAGTCTCGTCGTGGGTACTATGGAAAAAAGAACAAAAGTCATTCTCACGCCTATGGAGTTTGTATTAGGGCTACTTGTGTTCGGAGGTGCTGTAACGATAATGGACAGGGTGATAATGCACTTTGTAGGCCAGTGCTAGCTATCGGATTCATTCACACGTTGCAAGGTGCTAAGCCCTATGTAGCAATCGGTAATACCCTCTATTGGGTAGGGAAAGAGATAAAATGGCGAGACATCTTATTGGGTCAATTCGAGACTACGATGAAGCAATGCGACACATCGAAGGGTCGCAGCTCCGAGTAGCTGACACGGAAACAACCGGCCTTATTCACCATAGGGATTACATAGTAGGTGCGAGCGTGTGGGCGCGTGGGGAAAGCTTCTACTTTCCTTTCCGGCACTTTGAAGGGTACAATATCCCGGGCGCAGATAGCAGGCTTTTCGATCTGGGCGAACTACTACACAACCCGTGCATGGCGAACGGCGAGCCTACTTCTTTAGGTGGCTTTAACTATCAGTATGATGTCAAGATGTGGGCGCGGGATGGCGTAAGGAAGCCAGTACTATGGGAGGATCCTATCCTTATGGCACACCTGTGTAACGAAAATGAGGTGTCCTTCAAAATGGAGTCACTCGCTGAGAAGTACGTGAACGAAAGCGCGGGCGGTGACGAGCAAGAGTTGCTAGATGCTATCAGGGCCAAGTTCCCAAGCGCACCAAAGAAGGGAATAAAGGGTTTGATGTGCTATCTTAGCGGCGCTGCCGTAGGCTCCTACGCTATGCAGGACGTGGAGACAGCGTTTGATCTCTATATGTTCTATATCCCATGGCTCAAGCGCCAAGGGCTTTGGGAACTGTACAAAGAGCAGAGGTATTTCGCTAAGCATGTCACCAATATGGAACTAAATGGGCTCCTGCTGGATAAAGAACGACTAGAGGTCAACTCTGTTGGCGCGGTCGCAGAGACAGCAAGGCTCAAGAAAATCCTATGTGATATGGCAGGTCACGAGGTTAACCCTAACTCACCAAAGCAGATGCAGGCTTTGCTCAGGGTGCCAAGCACTGCGCGAGACAAACTAGAGATAGCCTATGAAGTAGCTAACCCTAAAATCAAGGGAGCCAAAGAGCTGCTATCTTGGAGACGGTACAAGAAAGCAGAAGGGACCTACTATCAGCCTTTTCGTGAGCTTGTCAGTGTTGAAGGGCGCGTACACCCTAATCTGCGTATCGTTGGAGGGTGGCAGCAAGAAGGAAGCGGGGGCGGCACGGTTGCAGGCCGCCTATCAGCACAACATCCTAACCTGCAAGCCGTGACACGAGGGACAGGCGAGAAGTACAGCTCACGCGATGTCTTCATTGCCTCGCCAGGTTACACACTACTAGAGTTTGACTTTTCGCAGGCAGAGCTTCGTGTCGCTTCTCACTATGCGAAAGAGAAGACCATGATTGAAATGTTCCGTGCGGGCATTGATATCCACCAAGGTGTGGCGGATGAGCTTGGCTTTCCTAGGTCGCTTGCCAAGAATGTGAACTTCTCATTCCTCTATGGTATCGGGCCTAAAGCGTTTGGGGAAAAGTATTTCATGTCATTCAAAGACGCGCGTGATACCCTGCGCGCTTACGATGCGCGCTTCCCCGGTTTCAAAAGGCTCTATCGTAAGTGTGAAGCATTCGCTAGGAAGCACCGTTACATTCAGATGTGGACGGGGAGACGGCGCCACTTTAACACTAGTAGAACACAGCCCCGCGACGCCATGAACAACCTTATCCAAGGGGCGGTGGGCGAAATGATTCGTCGCCTTTTGGTGGCTATTGGTGAAGATATCAAGTTTTTTGACCCTGAACTTTATCGGGCTTGCTTGACGGTGCACGATTCTGGTATGGCAGAGATTATCGCCAAACTAGAGTACATCTATTCACGAATGCGAAGAATCAAGCAACTAGCCGAAGATCAACCTTGGTGTTCCGTCCCTATTAAACTGGATTTCAAAAAAGGTAACCGATGGGGTTCAATGAAAGAGATAGTGTTAACAGATGTCTAGTGATAAGTACAACAAAAGAGATATTGTAGAGTGTATCGATAAGAGGGCGGCATACAATGGCTTATTGTTAGAGGTCATGTATTCATTTGAGTTGACCACGCCCCTCGGAACATCCGAACAATACTATAGGCTAAAGGATAAGGAGGGGGTACATTATGAGTTTCCTGTGGCAAGTTTACAATCAAGGGGGAGAGGTTAAGTGCCTAAGAACGTTTCTACACAGTTCATTTTAGACGTATACGCCAAAGCGTATGCCGATAGTCTTCTAGAGCATGGGACAGACATCGTGATAAATCACACCGAAGCCTTACTAGCCGTAATCTCGGCAACTCAACCCGGGGAGATATACCCCAAAGCACACACATCGAGTACTGAATAATGGCACTAATGAAATACATCGGACCCGACGGGCTTGTCTATGAGATTGATATACCTGACATATATGATACACCAGAGGAAGCGGCCGCCGCAAAATCTAGTATGCCCGCAAAGCTCTCAGTGCCTTGTCATAACTGTGACCACGGCAACGGGCCGACGGGTCTCAATATGTGGAACATGATTTGCATAGTGTGCGACGGAGCTTTAGAGGTCAAAGTCGAGGCTAAGCCTGAAAAGCAGGGCGAAGCTGAAAGGGCTAATGAGGCGAGTAATAGAGCTGCCGAGGTTGCAGACGCTATAATGAGAGAGTACAATAGAATCGCGTTTTCGTGAACGCAAGAAAGCCCCGCGTCAGTGTTGGGGGCCATCAACACCAGCGCGAGGCTAGAAAGGAAGTCTATTTGCTCTTAGTAGACGCCGCGGACTTCAAGATGGAGATTAACCCATTCGGCTCCTGTGCCCCCACCAGTATCCGTAGCAATCTCAATACTGAATGTTCTCGCTCCCGCGGAAGGGATCGTATACGCGTGGATAAATGAGATTGTTTTCTCGTATGCAGTCGATAAATCTGTAGTTACAAGCGCGTTAGTTTGGTCCAACCTAATATCATAGGTGGCGATTGTGACTGTGGCTGTTTTATCGATAATGCGTACACGCACAGTATTTAGGGCAGCAGCTTCATTCCTAAACTGTCCGGTTACCGTGAGAACTACGTCCCCTACGACCTTTGGATCGTGTGGGGACGCTAGACCTGCGGAAGCAAACTCGACGAAAGATACGCTATTGTGTGCCCCTGCGGCGTCCAGTCCGAAGCCGTAGCAGTAACCTTCATTGGATGCTAGGACGTGCTGGAATCCACTAGCCGTGCGAGCTTTAAGCGTAGTAGTAACGCTATTGTAGTAGGCATCGCCCGTGGCGTGCGTAGTGGGGTCCGCATCCTGTGGAACTAGTCGGAGAGCCGCACGCTTAGGTGAAGAAGTGTCCGCGTGTGCTTGTACGGCGTAGCCACCGCCCGCATCGGACCTAGCATTAAGGGCCGTACCGTCCCCTGTCCCTGTGGTAGCCCGTACGGCCACGGCACTAACTGTAGCCGCCGCAGGAATAGTCCCCTGGACTCCTGTGCCGACCGTACTAGTAGATACACCAGCCATCGCGGCGCTAGTTGTGGCCGATTGGCCTTCAACACCGATACCGCTGGTGGCTCCACCGATACCTATAATACCCTTACCAGTAGCGCCGCCTATAGCTTCTAAGCCTGAGCCTGTAAGGAACCCAAAACCTTTTAGGCCTACACCTGCCGTAACAATCGCGCGTCCAACAACACCCGTACCACCAAGTAACGCCTGTCCTTCGATGGCGTCACCCGTGCCACTATTCCCTGCTAAGATAGCAGGATTAGTGGCACTTGTGTTTTGGGCCTGGATAGCGCGCGTGGTGGTAGCAGTAGCAAGTATGCCATCGCCAGAAGCATTAGCAGTAGCCACCAGGGCGGCTAAGAAACTAGTTGCCGCAGTCCCTCCGATAGCTGCTTCTGAAATCTGGGCAAGACCAGCAGAGTCAGTCTCTATGATATGATCGTCTAAATCAGGAAGGTTGGAGCCCTCTCCTACCCATTTAGTCCACGTGGTGTACTGATTCCATAAGGAGTTATACTCCTGCGCGGGCGGAGTCTCTAGACCTACGAAGCCTTCATCAATCTGCGCATTACTGCGTGCGATCTTGGTAACTGTAGTCTGGAGTAGGACGGGCCCTGTGGTAAAGAGGGTATCCGACGCAAAGATGCGGACAGCAGGAATAACTGGTCTAGCCATGGTGGAGACTTTCTAGAGGGGAACGATATAGGCAAGAGGTGAGACAATAACGATAGTACCGCTAGCGTCGCCGAAGCCAGTAGGAGGGGGAGACGGAGGCAACGTACCTGTTACATCGCTATTTCCGAATGAGTCCGGAGCCACTACAATGAACTTTCCAATATAGGTAGCAGGCTTGGCAAGCCTAAGGAAAGGGGAGAAAGCAACGATCTCAGCGTCCGTTAGGCTGGCTATCTCAATCTTGTACGCTTTAGGGAAGGTGTCGACTAGATTGATAGTTCGAACACTGTCATTTAACAGTTGGCGGATAACCTGGATAAGGTCTTCTGAAGTCCTACGCCGTTTGATTATTTGCGCACGCGCACGAAGGAAGCGCCTATATTCAACGTCTAGTTGCGCTTGCCTTGGCTGATCTAAGATGCTGCCGATTGTGTCTTGCCAGAAACCGTAAGCCGTACGGATATCGTACAAGGCCGCGATGTTTACTGCTACATCTTCATACGCCTGCGCGCGTGTGCCAAAGGTACCCACCAAGGATTGCAGGGCGGGCCTCTTGAAATAATCAATAAGCCTGTTGATACCTGCTAGCTTGTGGTCTTGGATTTCGGGGATTACGCCTCCCCATTCTTCCGCCCATTCGTCTGCCCATTCCATGGTATATGCCCTTATGTGATAGTAACGCCGATTCGAGCAGAGTCGAAGTCTGCTCTTTCACGAATAGCGATAACCCTTGGCAATGCGTCATAAGGGTCGACGCCCGCGCCGGGGGCCGGGAAACCTACAGGGAAAGCAGGAGCCACACCAGCGCCATTATCATAGCTTAGTTGGACATCCACACTAGTGACTGAGTTTTTACCCTGTGCATCGCGTAGAGCGTCGAAGATGTCGCCAACAAACGATTGCGGGATAACGTCGACACCGGGGTTGTTAAAGTTAAGATTTCCGTAGGCGAGCACCGCGTCTAATACAACTTGTTCCGGGTTATCTGGCAACACACCTTCTGCGCCCACCGTCAAACAGGTCACCAGAATGAAGATATCAATATCTGCGGGACGCGTTAAGCCTATAGTAATGTTATCTAGTTCCGAGTTTTGGACGATTACGGTAGTCGTTCCAAACGCTTCCGCACCAGGAGGTCGACCGCTTTGGATGGCTACGGCGATCGCTGTATCATCGCCTCCGTCTACTACTACTTCAAAGGCTCCACCCGGTATACCGTCTACCTCTATGGCAGTCTGATTCTCAAACGTACGGACAGAGGTAACACCAGAGACGGCTAGGACGAGCGCTCGAATCCCATCGATATCATTACCATTGATAAGCAGCTCATCCTTGCGCCTAATCCGTAAGGGTCCGTCCTGCTCATCCGCGCGTCCAATCTCTTCCGGGTCAATGTCTGCGCTCGCCTCAACAGAAGTCCAGCCCGCGACACTCGTTAGGATAGTCCAGTTAGCAGGGCCCGATGTGACAAAGGTTAGAGCGCCAAACTCAGCGGCTTCTGCTGTAGCTGCGATAGTCCCACCGCCGCCGATAACATAAGGTCCATCTGCGATAACCCAAACGTCTTCTGTGGTCGCGTTCTTGAACTGTTTCCCGTTCGGGATATTCGTGGCAGGCGTTCCCGTTAAGAGGAAGTTCTCAGACTTACTCTTAGTCTCTTCCTGCCTCTCCGTATTGGTGATTCCGCTAAGGATATCCAAGAGAGCGCCCGTTGCATTATCCGGGTCTAGGACAGTAACGATATTGAGCAAGAGCTGTTGTAGAAGAGCCTCGCGCTCAGCAGCGATACCAATGACTTTCCCGGCTACGGACCCGCTGCCTACTTTGAATAGTACACCAAACTCGGCTTGCATAAGTGTGTTGTATTCACCTATGATCTCTTCCAAGTCCTGGATTTGTATTCCTGTTGCTGATATTTGCAGAGGCATTATGAGAAGTCCAGAGTAGCAGCGGAGGTCAAGACACCGTCCGCGGTCTCGCCCTTGATATTAACGGTTAGTAAGCTATCCTGTACAGGTTCTAGCTCTAACTCAAAATTGGTCTTGAGAAGCCCGCGAGTTCTTAGGCACTCAGTGGTAAGAAGTTCGTAGATGTCCGCTTCGTTCGGGCTGTTGAGAAAGATTCTAGCGAAGTAGGGTAGGCCTTCATTGAGACCTAGAAACCAGTTACCTTGTACACTCTTCAGACGGATTATTAGTTCCTGTTGAGTGCCTTCTAGGCCGTCGTCAACTAGCTTAAAGCCTCCTGACGAGATATCAATGTCACCCGTAGACGTTAGTTTGAAGTCTGTCACTATACTGTCTTCACTCTCGCACTATTGATAGTGGCTTTAGCCGCATCCCATGCGCCTTGAAAAGCCGCAAAGCTAGCGGCACCTCCATCATTAGGGACTGTTGCAGCGGAAGCCGCGGCGAACATAGTATCCATTAAAGCAATGAACGTAGTAGCCTTTATCACGGGCTCGACCGCCGCGGCACCAAGGTTGATTAGCGGGCTTTCAATAACGGCGGCCGCTTGACTAGTAGGCGGAACGATAGGGGCTAAATCAGAGTGCAATCCCGGGTGAAAAATGCCATCAATCTCACTATGTGTGTGACGCAAACCCGGGTCTGTAGGGACACCCAGTTCAAGCCACTTCTCCAGGCTTCTATCACTAATGAGAACATACCCAGTGTCCAACGGTGCTAACGGGAGTGTTACATAGGAGGCAACTGTGCGCGTCCAGTGGACCGGAACAAATACAGGCAAAGGAAGATTAGGTAACTCTCCCGAAGCAGTGATACGCGTTTTCAAAGCCCCTAGTAAGACCTCTGCTTTCTGCGTCGCAGGATCATAAAACACTACAGTTGCAGGGATGCACGTTCTGATACCGAGCTTATGCGCGCGTAGGACTACATTGAATAGCTCTGTTAGAGGGTTGACATCCGTCCCGCGTTTGAACTGGTGTGCGCCTTCATTGTCTAAGCCCATTATCCAAGAATCTCCAGAAGCTCGCCAAAAGCGGGGTCTGCAAAGGCCAGTTGAGGGCCTGCGATAGCAAAGGTAGCGGAGCGCGCTTCAAAGTCCGTGTACCAGGCCTGCCCATGTGTATCACCAAAGTGCCTAACGTACTCACACCGTAGGCCCGTGGAGCTTCCTAGGTGCTCTCCTGGCAGGCCCGTGATAGGGTTAAGTACAAACTCGGCTAAGCCTACAGGCTGCTTTACAACGAACATCCCGCGACCGGGGTGGAGACCCGGGTCTAAGAGGCTTCTCCCCTTTACGTCGCCGAAACCCTCTGGTGTTGTGTAGTCGAGCAGGTTAACACCGTCCTGTAGGAGTACGCTAAAGTCGAGGGTAACAGCGCCCTGTGGAACATAGTAGATTTGACCGTCCCTAATCCACCATTGCAAGCCATACAGTGCTGCGATTTCATCTAGGGCGGTCGACGCTTTGCCTACTACTACTGCACCGTTCTTAGTCTGAGTAACTACAGCTAAAGGTGCGACGGCTGCTACGTTGATTTCCCCGTCCGCGGAAACCTTCATACCCATAGCTAGTTCGATGGTCTTACGGACTAACTCTAAGGGAGTCCCCGCACCAAAGG